ATAATAGCAGCACCTACTGTTTGGAAAAAAGCTGAAACATATTGGAATAGTGAGTGGACAACTGGTGAAAGGAATTATCCTGTATTTTTGTTTTATTTAAGAGCACCGATAGTTACATATAAATTATCGGCAGATGGAACAGAGGCATTAATGTTAGTTATAAGTCCATTTAATAACGGATATACAAAAGAAACACATAGAGTAAGATTACCAACAAAGAATAATATAGAGTTTTTAGTAGATACTTGGGGAAACTATACATCGGTGATACGAATTAAAAATCTATAAATGGTATATTTATAGGATGTATAGATATTTATATAAGAAAGAAATACAGATATAATGGCAATTACAACTTTTCAGATAAGACGCGGTAGTCAAAGTGATAAAACAAATGCATCACCTGCCTATTTAGCACAAGGAGAACCTTACTTAAATACTACAAAAAATACAATGGAAATCGGTACAGATGGTACTGGTGGTGAAGCTGTATTTGTTATATTAGGTGGTAATACGGGTTCTTTATCTTTATCTGCAAATTTAACCGCATCAAATGCATCATTTACAAACAATGTTACTATTGGTGGTAGATTAACTGCAAACGAATACTATGTAACAACCGTATCATCTTCCGTTTTATTTACATCTGGTTCAACTAAATTTGGTAATACATCGGATGATAGACATGAATTTACAGGTTCTGCTTTTTTAAATAACTATTTGTATTTAAAAGATTTAGCAGCAGTAACATCTGATACTTTTTTAGTTGTAGATGCTGCATCGGAAAATCGTGTTGGATATAAGACAGTTACATTAGGTGGAGCTGGTCCACAAGGTGCACAAGGAGCAGTTGGTAATGCTGGTACATCCGGTACATCTGGATTAAGTGGAACATCGGGTACATCAGGAGCAAACGGAACAAGTGGATTAAGTGGAACAAGCGGATTAAGTGGAACAAGCGGATTAGATGGAACAAGTGGAGTAAGTGGTACAAGTGGAGTAAGTGGTACAAGTGGATTAAGTGGTACAAGTGGATTAAGTGGTACAAGTGGAGTTAATGGGGCACAAGGAAATCAAGGGCCAACCGGAGTACAAGGTGTACAAGGACCAACTGGAGCACAAGGATTTCAAGGAAATCAGGGTAATACCGGTCCACAAGGAACGCAGGGTAATCAAGGAGAAACTGGAGCACAAGGAACACAAGGTAATACTGGTTCGCAAGGTAATCAAGGTACAACAGGTCCACAGGGAAATCAAGGAACAACAGGTCCGCAAGGAACACAAGGTATTGAAGGTTCGCAAGGAACGCAAGGAACACAAGGAAATCAAGGTAATCAAGGAAATACTGGACCACAAGGAACACAAGGAAATCAAGGTAATCAAGGAAATACTGGACCACAAGGAACACAAGGAAATCAAGGTGCAAGTGGAACATCCGGATTAAGTGGAACAAGTGGAATTGATGGAACATCCGGATTAAGTGGTACAAGTGGAGTTAATGGAGTACAGGGAAATCAAGGAGCAGTTGGACCACAAGGAAATCAAGGAGCAACTGGTTCTCAAGGTAATCAAGGAGCAAATGGAACAAGTGGAACTAGTGGATTAAATGGTGATAAATTTGCATCAACCTCATCTACATCTAATGATATAACTACTGGTTCTAAAACATTTACAATAGGACTTGGATTGCAATGGACACCCGGTCAACAAATTTTAATATCAATAGATGGTTCAAATAAATTAGAAGGAACAGTAACATCTTACAATAGTGGTAATGGGCAATTAGTAGTTAATATAACAACGGCTACTGGTAGTGGTACAGGCCTAACATCTTGGTATATTAATACGGTTGGTGTTGCTGGAAATAATGGTACAAACGGTACATCCGGAGTAAACGGAACATCTGGAGTAAATGGAACATCTGGAGTAAGTGGTACAAGTGGATTAGATGGTACATCTGGTGTAAGTGGTACAAATGGAGTAAGTGGTACAAGTGGAGTTAGTGGAGCACAAGGAAATCAAGGTAATACTGGTTCACAGGGGTTTCAAGGAAATCAAGGTAATACTGGTCCACAAGGTAATCAAGGAAATGTAGGACCGCAGGGTAATCAAGGAGAAAACGGACCGCAAGGAAATCAAGGTAATACTGGACCTCAAGGAAATCAGGGTGCAACTGGTCCACAAGGAACGCAAGGTAATCAAGGACCGCAAGGAAATCAGGGTGCAAATGGAACAAGCGGATTAAGTGGGACAAGAAACTATACCGTTTCTAATAGTGGTGCATCAGCATATACAATTGATGGTTCATCTAATCCAACTTTAAATTTACTACGTGGATTTACATATACATTTTCAGTAAGTGCAAGTGGACATCCTTTTTGGATACAAACAACATCCGGAGCGTATAGTGCTGGTAATGTATATAGTAGTGGTGTAACAAACAATGGCGCTGCAGTTGGAACTATAACATTTGCAATACCATACAATGCTCCTAACACATTATATTATGTATGTCAGTATCATTCTTCTATGGCTGGTACTATTAATATTACTGATGTAGGCCCAACTGGAGTACAAGGAAATACTGGACCACAGGGAAATCAGGGACCTAATGGCCCACAGGGTAATCAAGGACCAAACGGACCTCAAGGCGATATTGGTTCGCAAGGTAGACAAGGACCAATCGGCCCACAAGGAAATCAAGGAGAAACTGGTCCACAAGGAGTACAAGGAACAACTGGAGCAAATGGTACAAGTGGATTAGATGGAACAAGTGGATTAAGTGGTACATCCGGATTAAGTGGTAGTAGTGGAGTTAGTGGTGCAAATGGAACAAGTGGATTAACTGGAACATCGGGTATTAGTGGTAACAACGGAACATCTGGTTCTTCTGGCGTAGATGGTACATCGGGTACATCTGGTGCAAGTGGAACATCTGGCGCAAATGGTACACACGGAACATCTGGAACAAATGGAGCACAGGGTGCTGAAGGAGCACAGGGTACAATTGGTACATCGGGTGTAAGTGGAGCACAAGGACCAACGGGAGCACAAGGAGCAACAGGAGCACAAGGTAATCAAGGAGCAAGTGGAACATCGGGTACAACTGGAACATCGGGCACAACAAATGGTTCGGCATACACACATACACAATCAGTAGCAAACACAAGTTGGGTAATAACACATGGTTTAGGAAATGCATATCCTGCAGTAGAGGTATATGATATTAATGGTTATGTAATGATACCACAATCTATACAATCCAATTCTGTAAACCAAACAACAATAACATTTAGTGTTGCCAAAGATGGATACGCAATGTTTACATTTGGTATAGGTACTGGTATATCCGGTACATCAGGAGTAAACGGAACATCCGGTGTGAATGGTACTTTCTTTGGAACGCATGGTACAAGTGGAGCACAGGGTTCACAAGGACCATCGGGAGCACAAGGAAATGCTGGTTCAACTGGTCCACAAGGAAATCAGGGACCAACTGGAGTACAAGGAACTACTGGTTCAAACGGAGCAAATGGAACATCGGGAGCAAATGGAACATCTGGTACATCCGGTATTGATGGAACAAGTGGTTTAAGTGGTACAAGTGGAATTAATGGTACGAGTGGTGTAAACGGAGCACAAGGAAATCAAGGAGCAACTGGTACATCGGGTGTAAGTGGAAATCAAGGACCAACTGGTCCGCAAGGAAATCAAGGACCAGATGGTTCAACTGGTCCACAAGGAAATCAGGGTGCAAGTGGAACATCGGGTACATCGGCAACAAGTGGGACAGTAAGTGTAAGTGGTACTACAAATAAAGTAGTTAAATTTGCAACATCAACTACATTAGGAACTGCAACTCAAATTACTGATAATGGTACTAATGTTTTAATTGGACCTGTTGCATCTGATAATTCAACTGATAGATTACAAGTTTCTGGTTCAATCGTAGCAAGTGGTGATGTTGCATCGTTTGGTACACCATCTGATATTCAGTTAAAAGATAATCTAACTCCAATCATTGGGGCATTAGATAAGGTAATGGGATTAAACGGATACGAATACGAATGGAACTCTAAAGCAACTCACGCAACCTTTATGGGTGTTAAAAAAGATATAGGAGTTGTAGCACAAGAAGTAGAACAAATCTTCCCACAATTAGTAAGAATGGGTGACAATGGATATTTAACGGTAAGAGAAAGAGGTTTAACTGCGGTACTTATAGAAGCAATGAAAGAACAACAATCTCAAATTGTAGAGTTGAGAAACGAAATAGAAAAATTAAAAAATAGTTAATAATGGAAATACATAGCAGTTCACTTACTGGCTCATTAAATATAACTGGTAGTTTAACGGTAAAAGGAAACCTTACTGCTGAACAATACATTGTATCATCTTCAATATATTATGTTACACAATCATCTATATCAGGTTCATCCAACTTTGGTAATTCATTAGATGATACGCATACTATGACTGGTTCATTAGGTTTAACTGGTTCATTATCAGTAGCAGGACCTTTAACTATAAATGGTACATCATATACCGCAGCTACTTCTGGTACATCTGGAGCAACTGGAACGAGTGGAGCAACTGGCACATCTGGTGCAAACGGAGCGCAAGGTCCAACTGGTCCACAAGGTAATCAAGGGCCAAACGGAAGCAATGGTTCAAATGGTCCACAAGGAAATCAGGGACCAACTGGAGCACAAGGTGATACTGGAACTCAAGGTAGACAAGGACCAACTGGTCCACAAGGTGTACAAGGAATACAAGGTGTACAAGGTGTACAAGGAACTGCTGGTTCTAATGGTGGAACAGGTCCAACTGGTCCTACTGGTCCGACCGGTAACCCGTTTGGTGGTGGAACTTTTACAGGTGCCATAGCTGTACAAGGTGCTATTACTGCAACTGGTGATATTACTGCTTACGATGCATCCGATAGAAGATTAAAAGATAAAATTCAACCAATAGCAGATGCATTAGCTAAAGTAAAGAAAATTAGTGGAAATACATTTGATTGGAAAGAAGGTTTTGATGAAATACATTCTCATAAAGGTAAAGATATTGGGGTAATAGCACAAGAGATACAAGAAATCTTACCAGAAATAGTATCAGAAAGAGTAAATGGATATTTAGGTGTCCGTTATGAAAAAATAATAGCTCTTTTAATTGAGGCAATTAAAGAACAACAAAAACAAATTGAAGAAATTAAACAAAAAATAGGTTAAATTTTGTTGTTTGGGTATAAAACTATATATTTATATATATAAAATAATCAATATAAGTTATGCAAATAAAGGAAGAATATCTTACAACTATTAGAGAATTACGTGATAATTTTAACGCAATCGTTGTATCATTAGGACAAATTAGTATTCAAAAAGCAAATTTGGAAAATGATGAAAAATTATTACATCAAGAATATATTAAATTTGGAGCAGAAGAGCGAGAATTACTATCTAAAATCGAAACCGAATACGGACAAGGAGATTTAGATATAAATACTGGTGATTTTACACCAAACAAATAAAATTATATATCTTTTCATCACAATCTTATATATTTATATTAAGATAAAAAATTATTATTAAAAGGAGAAATTAAAAATGGCTGAAAAAATCGTATCACCTGGTGTTTTTACTAGAGAAAATGATTTATCTTTTATAGCACAAGGTGTTGGAGCAATTGGCGGTGTATTCATCGGACCACTAAAGCAAGGACCAGCATTCAAACCTACAATCGTAACTACACAATCCGAATTTGAGGATATTTTTGGTGTTGTAGATAGTACATATTATACTGAAAACGCAGTACAAAATTATTTAAGAGAAACTGGTATAGCAACAATCGTAAGAGTTGCTGGATTAGGTGGATATAAAGAATTAGGACCAATTGCAATTATCGGTTCAGGTAGTCAAAGTGGTAGTAGAATAGTTTATACAATTCACAATAGTGAAATTTCAAATACATCTGCATCATTTACTGCAACTACATTAACTTCAGGAACAGCTGATACTGAAGTATTACTTTCTGGTTCTCAAATCGGTGTAAATCAACTTATGTCTATAACGCCATCGGCTACTGCATCTGTTGAAGCAATTTTTGGTACATCTCCATTAGGAAATAAAAATGGATATGTTTATACTAAATTTGAAAGTTTAGCATCATTATCTGGTTCAATCGCTTCGGCTGTTATTTTACCAGAACAAGATTTTACTGAAGATGCAGTTGGAGCTTCAACTCCATATATTCAATCTCAATTATTTGGTGGTAATAATAGATTTGATTTGTTTAAAATTAAAACTATTTCAGATGGTAATGTTGAAAATACAAGATTTAAAGCAATAATTTCAGATGTGAAAGCAGCTGGTTCAGTTGCTGGTTCTGATTACGCAACATTTACATTACAATTAAGAAAATACAACGATACTGATAAGAGAAAATTTGTATTAGAAACTTATTCTAACTTAAATTTAGACCCAACATCTCCAAACTATATTGCAAGAGCAATTGGTGATAGATATGTAACATCAGATGCAACTGGAAAAATTACCGAATATGGTGATTACTCTAATAAATCTCGTTATATCTATATTCAAATGGGTAATATAGATGCAATACCCGTAACTGCAGCTCCTTATGGAAATGCAGCGTATAGCCACCCAATTTTCGCTGGTATTTATACTGGTTCATTAGCTAATGTAGTTTACCAAACAAATTCGGTAGCAACATCATCATATGTGAGTGGATTTGATTTTGAAACTTCAGTTGTTAGTTTAGATAATGAGCAATTCTTAAAACCAATTCCAACATCAGCAACAACTGCTAATTCGTTCTCATTAGATACTACTGCAAGTTTACCATTAACTGGTTCAGCAGCAGCCGATGTAGCTAAAAGAGCATTTGGTGTAGCGTTTCAAGGTGGATTTGATGGAAAATCTCCAGCCAAATCAATTAATAAAGGAATTGATATTACTGGAACTAACTCACAAGGATTTGATTTATCAACATCTGCAAAAAGTGGTTCGGTAGCATACCAACAAGCATTAGATGCAATTTCTAATCAAGATGAATACGATATTAATTTGGTAGTATTGCCAGGTGTTATTCAATCATTACACCCATCGGTAGCACAAGCAGGTATTGATTTGTGTGAAGCTCGTACTGATTGTTTCTACATTATGGATTCAGTAGCACAAGATGGTACAATCGCTGGAGCAGTTGAAGTAGCAGAAGGTTTAGATACTAACTACGCAGCAACTTACTACCCTTGGATTAAGACAATTGATTTGAATACTAATAAAATGGTAGCAGTTCCACCATCGGTATTAATGCCAGCAGTATTTGCAGCAAATGATAATACTGCAGCAGAGTGGTTTGCACCAGCAGGTTTAAATCGTGGTGGTATTACAGGAGCAATTTCAGTAGTAAATCGTCTAACTCACGCTGATAGAGATACATTGTATGAAGGAAAAGTAAATCCAATCGCACAATTTCCGGGACAAGGTATTGTAGCATTTGGACAAAAGACTTTACAATCTAAACCATCTGCATTAGATAGAATAAATGTTCGTAGATTATTGATTACGGTTAAGAAATATATCGCTTCTACATCTCGTTATTTAGTATTTGAACAAAATACTGCAGAGACTAGAAACAAATTCTTAAATACTGTAAATCCATATTTAGAGGGTATCCAACAAAGACAAGGTTTATATGCATTTAGAGTGGTAATGGATGATTCAAATAACACACCAGATGTGATTGATAGAAACATCTTACAAGGAGCAATTTTCTTACAACCTACTAAAACTGCTGAATTTATCCAAATTGATTTCAATATATTACCTACTGGCGCAACATTTGGAGCATAATAAATTTAAAAAAGATATATTTATATAAAAGATATAAGGAGAAATAAAAAATGGCAGAAGTATTAGGGTTTGATAAAATGTTCTACACGAACTTTGAACCTAAATTATCTCAAAGATTTGTAATGGAAGTAGATGGCATCCCGTCATTTATGATAAAGGCATCTAACAGACCAAAATATACAAGTGAAACAATCACATTAGACCACATCAACGTAAAGCGTAAGATAAAGGGAAAATCTAACTGGGATGATATAACCGTTGTATTATATGACCCAATTGTTCCATCTGGAGCACAGGCAGTAATGGAATGGATTAGAACTTCACACGAATCTATTACTGGTCGTGATGGTTATTCTGATTTTTATAAGAAAAACATTGACATCTACGCATTAGGACCTGTTGGTGATAAGATTGAAAACTGGAAATTAGTTGGAGCATTTGTAGCAGCAGCTGAATTTGGTGAAATGGATTGGAGTTCAAATGACCCCGTAAACATCTCAATCACATTATCAGTAGATTATTGTGTATTAGAATACTAATAAAAACAAAATTAAAAATTTAAGAAAAGTGTGTAATTTTTACACACTTTTTTTGTTTTAGTATATTTATATATACAAAAAATAATGTTATGGAATTAGGACAATTTGCAATAATTAAAAATTTACTAACAGAAATTAGAGATTTATTAAAAGAACAACAACCAAGTTCAAACAAACAATTACTTTTGGATAGTGTACAAAAGTTTTCATCAAATATAGATGATAATAGATGTTCTTGCGGTAATCTACCACATGAATTATGCGCAAGACCAGAGTGTATTAGAAGAATAGGAATAAACAACAACAATTTATTATAGTTATGGAAGACGAAGTAAACATTTCACGAGGAACAACTGCAATACCAACGCAACCTCAAACAGAACAACCAACACAACAAGCAGTAGCCAGAACATATGATTTTCCGGTTCAAATCATTTCATTACCATCGGAAGGAAAGTGTTATGCACCATCAAATCCGTTAAGTAAAGGAACTTTGGAAATCAAATTTATGACGGCAAAAGAAGAAGATATACTTTCTTCTCAAAATCTAATCCGTAAGGGTGTAGTGTTGGATAAATTATTTGAATCAGTAGTAGTTCAACCAGATGTAAATCCAGATGATATTGTCATCGGTGATAAGAATGCAGTATTTCTTGCAACTCGTATTTTAGGATACGGACCTGATTATGAGGTAGAGGTTACAGACCCATTTAGTGGTGAAAAACAAAAAGTTGTAATTGATTTATCGGCAGTTCAAACAAAAGATATTGTTGATAATATATTAAATGCAGAAAATCGTTATGAAATAGAATTACCATTAAGTAAAAAGAAAGTGGTATTTAAATTATTAACTCACAAAGATGAAAAAGATATAAATGCAGAAATTGCTTCATTAGAAAGATTAGCTAAAAATAAAGAGTTTTCATCCGATGTATCTACTAGATTAAAATATATGATTGTTTCAGTAGATGGTGACTCTGATAGAGGTGTAGTTAGCAAATTTTCAAAAAATATGTTAGCAAAAGATACAAAAGCGTTTAGGGAATACATAAAAACAATCTCACCAGATTTAGACCTAAAATACGATTTCGTTTCTGAAATCACCGGCGAAGCGGAGGCGTTAGACATCCCATTTGGGATTAACTTTTTTTACCCTTCCAACTAATTATAGCTTACAACTCCACGAAGAAATATTCTTTTTAGTG